CATCTTCGGCATCGCCGCCGGAGCGGCCGCCCTTGGCGAGCCTGTCGAGACCGCGCTCGTCGGGGTCTTCGACATCACCAAGGTCGGCTCCCAGGCCTGGACCGTCGGCGCGAAGGTCTATTGGGACGACACCAACAAGCGCACCACGACCGTCGCGACCGACAACACCCTCGTCGGCGTGGCGGTCGAGGCGGTGGCGAGCGGCGCGGGCGACACCATCGGCCGGGTGCGCCTGAACGCGGCGTTCTGATGAGCGCCTTCGCCGCAGCCGTGGGCTCGCTCTTCGCCGATCCGAACATCGGCCGGGACGCGGTCTACATCGCCGACGGCGGCGCGCCCGTTCTGGTGCGCGTCGTCGCCCGGCGCGCCGATGCCGTCACCGACTTCGGCGATGCGCGGCTGTGGTCGGAAACCTCCCAGATCGACCTGCGCGTCGCCGAGGTCGCGAACCCGCGCCCCGGCGACCGCATCGAGATCGACGGCGACGCCTTCCTCATTCAGGGCGAGCCCGTCCGTGACCGCGAGCGGCTGGTCTGGACTGTCGATCTGAGGCCCGCGTGAAACTGAAGCTCGACATTGATCCCGACATCGTCGCGATGATGGCGGCCGAGGTCGCGGCGGGCGAACGCGCCGTCACCGCCGCCATGCGCGAGGCCGGGACCGGGCTGAAGACGGCGTGGCGGCTGCAGATTACTGGGGCGGGGCTCGGGCCCCGGCTCGCCAACTCGATCCGGAGCCAGAACTTCCCGAGGTCGGGCGAGAGCCTGGACGCCGCGGCGCTGGTCTGGTCGAAGGCGCCGGTCATCGTCGGCGCGCATGACACGGGGCCGCTGATCCGCTCGAAGAACGGGTTCTGGCTGGCGATCCCGCTGCCTGCGGCGGGCAAGTCCCTGCGGGGCGGCCGGATCACGCCCGGCGAATGGGAGCGGCGACGCGGGCTGCGCCTGCGCTTCGTCTATCGCCGCACCGGCCCGAGCCTGCTGGTGGCCGAAGGGCGGATCAACACGAAGGGTCAGGCGGTGGTGTCGCGCTCGAAGACCGGACGCGGCAAGGTCACCGCGCCGATCTTCCTGCTGGTGCCGCAGGTCAAGTTGCCGAAGCGGCTGGACCTGGCGCGGGACGCGGACCGGGCGTTGGACGGTGTGCCGGGATTGATCGTGGCGAACTGGGTGGACGGAAGGATTAGATGATCAGGCGCGCGCCTCAACCTCTCGCTCTTCTCGCGCCGCGCGCCGCCGACGACGGGGTTCCTCAGTGTCTCCGAGCCCCTCGAGTGCGACAGGAGCCTTGCCGGGGAACTCGACCATCAGCTTGAGGTTGCCACCCATCGCGCGCACGTAGCTCGTGAGCGTCGAGAGGAGCAGATCGCTCTGACGCTCGTATTTCGCCACCGTTGCCTGCTGAATGCCGAGCGTGTCCGCAAGTTGGACCTGGGTCATCTCCTTGGCTTTCCGCAGCTCCTGCAGCGTCAGGTACTCCATATGCAGACGATCCGCCTCGGCCTCGACGCCAGCGCGCCGGGCGGGATCGAGGGCAGCCAGCTTGTCCTTGAGAGTCCGTGCCATGATCGTCATCCTTTCCGTCTCTCGAGATGGCTGTCGAACCGTTCGTCGGCCCGGGCGATCAGCTGCTTGTAGAAGCGCTTCTCGCTGCCACCTGATTTGTCCCCGCCGACAAGCAGGATCGCCTGCCGGTCGGGATCGAATGCGAAGGCGATGCGCCATACGCCGTCAGCGGCATTGCAGCGCAATTCCTTCATGTTCGCGTGCTTCGACCCTGTCAGGGTGTCGGCATGCGGTCGACCGAGCGATGGCCCCTCGCGTTCCAGCAGGAGCGCGCGTGCCAGGATCGCGTCCTGCACCTCTTGCGGGAGTTCGTCGAACTCCGGCTCGAACTCCTCTGCGAACGAAACGGTCCACGGCATCCGGTCCTCATGTCTTGGAGGCTATATAGCCTTGAAGCACTAATTTTGCAATAACGACTCTCAGAGCGTCCGTACATGCCCACCCCTCGTGAAACCATCCTCGCCGCGCTGCACGCGCGGCTTTCGGTGCTGCCGGCTACCGCACTGCGCGGTGAAGTGCTGCCAGAGCGCGTGCCGGCCGAGGGCCTGCTGATCCTGCGTGATGGCGAGCCGGGTGAGCCGGACGTCACGCTGTCGCCGCTCGCTTACCACTACCAGCACTGCGCCGAGATCGAGGCGGTGGTACAGGGCGCCGACCGTGATGTCGCTTTCGACACGCTGACCGCCAGCATCGGCACGGCGCTCGCAGCCGACCGGACGCTTGGCGGGCTCTGTGACTGGGTCGAGGCGGAAGCGCCTCGGCCCGTCGATCTGCCGGTAGAGGGCGCTGCCAGCCTGAAGGCCGCCGTGATCCCAGTGGTGCTGCACTATTCCACGGCCGACCAGCTCGGCTGATCCCGACAACCCGAGGAGAACACCATGGCACGAGCCCAGGGGGCGCGGGCGCTGATGGCGCTTGCGTTCGAGACGACCTATGGAACGCCGCCCGCCAGCGGCTTCACCCGCATGCCCTTCGCCAGCACTTCGCTCGGCGCGGAGCAGCCGCTGCTGAACTCAGAGCTGCTCGGCTACGGCCGCGATCCGCTGGCGCCGATCAAGGACGCGGTGACCGCCGATGGCGATGTCGTGGTGCCGCTCGACGCCGAAGCCTTCGGCTTCTGGCTGAAGGCGGCGTTTGGCGCGCCCACGACCACCGGTACGGAGGCGCCCTACACCCACGAGTTCCAGTCCGGGTCCTGGACGCTGCCCTCGATGTCGATCGAGACCGGCATGCCGGAGGTGCCGCGCTATGCGATGTATTCCGGCTGCGTGCTCGACCAGATCACCTGGCAGATGCAGCGCTCGGGCCTGCTGACCGCGACGGCGCGGCTGGTGGCGCAGGGCGAGATGGTCGGCACGACCACCAGCGCCGGGATGCCCGCCGCGCTGGAGTTGAAGCGCTTCGGGCATTTCAACGGCGCGATCACCCGCAACGGCACCGCTCTCGGCAACGTGGTCTCGGCCGAGATCACCTACGCCAACAACCTCGACCGGATCGAGACCATTCGGAGCGACGGCCGTATCGACGGCGCAGACCCGTCCATCGCAGCAATGACCGGCCGCATCGAGGTCCGTTTCGCCGACCAGACGCTGGTCACGCAGGCGATCAACGGCGAGGCCTGCGAGATGGAATTCGCCTACGTCCTGTCCTCGGGCGAGAGCTTGCGCCTAACCGTGCACGCCGTCTACCTGCCGCGCCCGCGCATCGAGATTTCCGGACCACAAGGCGTGCAGGCCACCTTCGACTGGCAGGCCGCCCGCGACAGCACTGTCGGCCGGATGTGCACCGCCACCCTGATCAACGATGTCGAGGCTTACTGATGATCCGCCTGAACCTGACCGCCACGCCTGAATGGCTGGACCTCGCCCCCGGCCTGCGCCTGCAGGTCGCCCCGCTGACCACCGCGCTGATGGTGTCGGCGCGGGCTGACGCGTCCGTTGAATCGCTTCCCGAAGGCGCAAGCCAGGAAGACCTGGCGCTCGCAATGGCCAAGTCCGTCGCCCGCCGCGCCGTGCTGGACTGGGAGGGCGTCGGCGATGACGCGGGCAATGCCGTGCCCGTCACACCCGACGGCATCGACGCCCTTCTGGACATCTGGCCGGTTTTCGAGGCCTTCCAGACCCAATACGTCGCGCGCGGCCTGCTGCTCGACGCGGAAAAAAACGCCTCCGCGCCCTCGCCGACTGGTCCTTCGGCGGGGGCGACAGCTACTGCGCGGCCTGCGAAGGGCCGTGCCCGGACTGCCCCGCAAGACTGAACCGGCCGCTGACCCACGACGGCTGGCAGGTCTGGGATCTGATCGGCCGCCTTGGCGGGCAGTTGCGCGTATCCCCCGGCGCCGTGCTCGGCTGGGACATGGGTGCCGCGCTGGCCATGGCGCAAGCGCTGGGCGTGAACACCCTCATTGCCGCCGAGCTGCTGCCCGAGATCGAGGCGGTGATGGTGCGCAAACTGAACGAACAGTTGGAAATGACCGATGGCTGAAAAACGCGTCTCCGTGCGTCTCGTGGCGGAAGGCGGCCGCCAGGTGCGCGCCGAGCTGGAAGGCGTGGGCACAGCAGGGGCCCGGGGCTTTGGCCGTCTGTCGCGCGAGATGGAGCTCGCCAATGCGCGCGTGGCCGCCTTTGCCCGCCGCGCCACGCTGGCCGCCGCGGCGGCCACGGCTGCGTTGGCGGCCGCCGGGGCCGCGATGATCCGCTCCGGCCTGCAGACGGTCGACGCGCAGGCCAAGCTCGCCCAGTCGCTC